GATTTCATCGCCCTGGATCGCCGTCCTAGCCTGCTCCATCAGCTCCCGCGTGGTCTTGAGGCCTGGACTCGTCGGCTCCTTCGGGATCGCGGCGTCGAGGTCATCGAGCATCGCGGTGAGCCGAGTCGCCGGGATCTTCTCGCCCGCTGCCGCGCGGGCGCCGCCGAAGAGGTCGCCGGCCGTACCGGGTCCCGCAGTCCCAAGGCCGGGCGGCTCCAGCTTAGTCGCGATCCCCTCCGCTTCCGCCTGCGCTCCGCGCTGGGCCGTCCGGAATCGCTCCGGGATCAGACGCGTCGCCATACGGGGCAGGCCCCGGAGCAACCGCCCGACGGCCGCCGCACCGAACGGCAGCGCACCCGAGGCGACGACATTCGCCGCGCTCTTGGGTTCTAGGCCACCCTCCTGCATCGCGGCGGTCGTGCCGGCCTGGAGGATCGCCTGCGCCGGCAAGCTCGCCCCGCCCGTCAGCGCCCCGACCGCCATAGGGATCGGAATATTCGCGTACGTTTCCGCGCGCCCGGCCGCCGTCTCCGGCGACTTGATCCCCGCCGCGACGTCGGCTTGCCCGGCGAGGTCGAAGGCCGCCTTGAGCGGAGCACGGAGGGCATGCAGGCCCCGTCCAGCCACGGCCAGCGGATCCGGTATTGCCTCGGTTGCAGCACGGACCGTCTGCTGCCAGCCTGGTACCGGGACGGTAGGGGGCGCCGGAGCCGCTGCCTGTGCCTCGGGCGGCGCACCGCCAGCCAGGTGCGGATTCTGCTTCGTAATCTCCGCGCGCACCTGCTCCGGCGTCGCTCCGTCCGGGCCCGCAATCTGGTAGGTCTTCCCATCGGGCGCCTGCATCCGGTACGTGGCCATCAGGGAAGGACCTGGAACGGCCCCCATCCGGGGGACGGCGCGGCGGGGGCCGTGGGCTTTCCGGGCGCGGCAACCGGCCGCCCGAACTCGACGACGATCTGCGCCGGGTCCATTCCGGCCCGCGTCGCGACCCCGCGAAACTGTTCCTCGAGCTGCTTCTGCCCCGCCTGCTGCGCGGCGAACTGGCCGCCGGCCTGGTTGAGGAAGTCGGCCCGCGTGACCTCGGTCAACCGCTCGCCTTGGAGCGCCCGATTCCACTGGGCCCGGAGTCGCTCGGGGATGCCCGCAGCGTTCTGCGCGTTCGCAAATTCCGTCTCCCGAACAACCGAGTTTGGATCGAGCATCTTCATGTAGTTGAAGATCATCGCGAGGTCGCCAGCGGCCGAGGGCTTCGCCGCCGCCTCCTGAAGGCGCGCGTAGGCGTCGCGCACGGTGATAAAGTCCTTCGACTGCCCGAGGAACTGCTGCCGCATCGTGCTCTCGTCCGAGAGCTTCGGCCCGCGCTCCTTCGCCGCGTCGGCCTTGAGCTTGTCGGCGTGGAACCGCTCCTTCTGCGCGAAGTCTTGGAGCTTCAACTCTCGGTCGGCGTACCACATCGCATTCTTCAGCGCGAGGTTCGCCGCCGAGGATTGCATGTCGCTCAGGAGCCTCGCCGTCTGGCCGACCATCTCGTACGCGCGCTGCGGATCTTTGAAGCCGAGTTCGATGCCTTCGCGGGCCACGCCATGCTCAGCGGCGATGATGCCGAACTCCTCCTTGAGCCTGTTCTGATCCGCGCCCCACTTCCTGATGGCGTCCTCGTACTTCAGCCGGATCGCCTGGACGTCGTTGTCGTGCTGCTTCAACTCGCCCATGTACGTCTGCCACTGGTTCGCCGCGCGCCGCTGGTCGCCCTTCTGCCAGCCCTCCAGTGCCCCGGTATATGCGGCGAGCGCCCCAGACGGAAAGCCACCCTTGATCCCCACGGCCATCTGCGCCATCAGGCCAAACCCGGCCATGGCCTTGTTCAAACTCTGAACAGGATCTTCCCCGGGCATGCCAGCCAGGAACGGCCGAGACGTGATCTTCGGGGCCGCGGGCGCCTCCGGGAGTTCTGGCGACTCGGGCAGGCCGGGGGCGGTCGCGGCGCGTTCGCGAAGGCCGCGCAGCTCGGCCCCGCGCGCCGTGATCGACTCCTGCGCGGCCTTCGAGGCGGCCTCGAAACGAGGAATGAGGGCGTCCATCTCGCCCTGGTACCAGGTCGCGAGATCGGGCGGCCCCGGCTTCTGGCCGAGGGGCGTTGTGAGCGTGAGATCGGGAGCCGCCGAGCGGATGAACTCGGCCGACTTCGCTTCCGTCCCCAGCGGCGTGGTCAGCGTGAGATCAGTAGCCACGGCTCAGACTTCGACGAATCCGGGACATGAACAGGCGGACGCTTGGCACACCTGACCGCGCCATGGCGCATCGTCAAGGACCGGCAGCGTGGGCGCATGCCAGTCGCGCCGGTGGCCGCAATTAGAGCACTCTTCCCATGGTTCAGGCCAGCCGCCCATTCACCAATCCCGTCCCTTGTCGATTCGCTATCTAGCTTGAGCCTAGCAGCTTCGCGAGCGCCTCGTTTGCGGCCTGGAGTGACCCCTGCGTCCCGCCGGCCATCCCCATCGCGGTCTGCGAGGCGGCGACGGATGGTCCCATGGCCGTCTGCACGCCCGCGAGCCCTTGTCCGTACAGATTGCCCGCCAGCTCGCCGCGCATCTTCTGGGCCTGGAGTTCGATCCACCCCTCCATCTGGCCAGCCATCGAGGAGTCGGTGATCCCCTGCGCCGCGAGCTGCTGGCGGTAGCGCATCCGGCTCTGGTTCTTCCAATCCTCAACCTGCGCCTCGAGCGCGGGCGGTAGCGCACCGCCGGTCAGGGCGGCCGAGCCCGCGGCAGTTAGCGCGCCGCCGCTCGCTGCCGCGGGCGCCGCCATCGCCTGCTGCTGCTTCTGCTGCTGCCGGAGCACGCCCATCTGCTCCTTGCCCCGGTTCATCGCCTCGATGCCGCCCCAGATGTTCATCCCGGTACTCCCGAGCTGCGCAGCCGTCCCCGCCGCCTTGGCGAGCCCGCCGATGCCGCCCATGGCATCCCACCAGCCCCCGCCGCCACCAGCGCCAGCGCCGCCGGCCCCCGCCGCCGCCTCCCCGATCAGCGGGCCATAGGAGCCGCCCGCCAACTCGCCCGCGTAGGGGGACGCGGCCTGCGCGACTTCACCGCCGCCCCCGCCGAAGAGCCCGCCGATCCCGCTGCCCAGCCCGCCCAGCCAATCCATGAACCCAGCCATAGCTTAGAGTCCCGCCGCGGCCCGCATCCGCATCAGGTCCGCCGCCTCCAGGAACATGAAGGAAATGAAGCTCGTCTCGTCCTCAAGGTCGAATGACTCCAGGTCCCCGACCTTCGTGATCCCGAGCGCATCGGCAACCGCGTTATGCATCGCGGCGTGTGGCGCGAGGTTCTGCTTGAGGTCATCGATGAGAATATACGGAGTTCCCGTCGCCTTCGCGAGATTCAGATGCCACATCCCATCCTGGCCAAGAAAGTCGTTCCACGCTGTCTCAGACCCGAAGGGCGTCGACTGGAATAGGAGCGGGGAGATCAGATTGCTCACTGCCCGAGCCTCCGGCGCTCTTCCTCACTGAGCATGCCCTCGGCGAGCCCGGTCCCTGCACCGCCCCCTCCGATCAGTGCGCCGATCTGGCCGGCTAGCGGCGACGTCGGCGGCATCCCTCCGGTCCCGAACCCGTAGCGCTCGAGCCCGATGTTCCCGCCGCCATAGGGCTTCCAGAGCTCCGCGAGGCCTTGCTCGTAGTTCCCCGGCTGAATCGCCGCGAGCTGGTCGAAGAGGTTGCGATCGACAAGCCCGTAGTTCGTCTGGATATACTGTGCGCCGCCGCTGCCCGGTTCGATCCGGCCCCAGTTCGCGCCGCCGGGCGAGAACGACTTGGTCATATCCTGCAGCGAGACGGGCGTCGTATTGCTCGGGGCGATGCCCGCGAACGTCCGGACGGCCGCTCCGGGCTGGCCGGCCGCCAGCTCTTCCGGGGCGATCGACTGAGGCACGACGTCACTCGTGTTCGGGGCCACGCCGAGCCCCAGCAGGAACTGCATCAGCTCGCCGCCCGGATTGGTCGACCCCGGGCGGATCGCTTCGCTGAACTCGGGGCCCCCGCCGGAGAATCCGTAGTCGTAGATCGATCGGGCACCCTCGATCGGCTTCCCACCGCGCGCCGCGATATCAGTCGCCCGCATGCGGCCGACATCCATTGCCTGAAGGAATGGGGACAATTGCTTGTAGATCTCCGGGCCCTGCTCAAACCCCGCGCTGAGGGAACCCTGTCCCGACGGTCCCGTCACCGACGTCGACCCGCTCTTGAGGAAGTTCTCGATCCCGCTCTGTTCGAAGTCCTGGCTGATCTTCTCGAGCTGCCGGTAAATATCCGTGGCCTGTTCCGGCGTCGACGCGCTGTTTAATTGTTCGAGGAGCTGCGGCGCCTTCTGGATATTCGAGATATGCCCCGGCAGACTGCTCGACAACCCCTTGAAGCGATCCTGGAGCTGGCCCGCCATCGCCTGCTGCGTGAGCATGCTATTGATGCTCGTGGCGATCATCATGGCCGCGATCGGCGCGGCGGCGATGAGGCCCGGCCCGGCGGCGGCCAATCCGCCTGCTGCGCCCGTGAGCGCGCCGGTCCCGGCTGCGGCCCCACTGACCGCCCCCGCGGCAGCCGGCGCTGCGGCTGGCGCAAGGGCCTGCGTGAGCCCCGAGATCGCCGCCTGCATCTCTGGACTCGAATCCTTCGTCGCCAGCCTCCCCAGATAGCTGAGTAGCGGGCCAACCGCCATCCCCGCGAGCGAGCCGGCCGCGCTGCCGCCGACCGAGCCGCCTATCTCCCCCGGATTAAACACGTCGCTTGGGGGGGCGCCCCCCGCGCCTATTTCGCCCATCAGCGCCTTGCCAGCGCCCGGGAATTGTTCGAGCAGTGCGCTCAAATCCGGGCCGCCTCCGATGATGTCGGGATTGAACACGTCGCTTGGCGGAGCGCCGCCCGTAGCGATTTCCTGACGGAGCGGGTCCCCGCCTTCGGGAAAGCCAGAAGCCGGCCCGACACCCGGCTGGCCCTTCTGCTCTCCGACCTTGCCGAGAATCTTCTGGACGAAGCCGGCGATATCGGGCGTGGCTTGGCCACCGCTGACGCCTGATGGACCACCGGGGCCGCCCGCGAAGCCCTGCATGCCTCCCGGACCACCGGCGGCCGGCAATCCCTGGACGCCCGCGCTAATGTCCTGGCCGCCTACGGCGGAAATCTCCGACGGCTTTCCGAGATAGTCGAGCCCTTCAAACAACCGCTTTGTATCTTCGTCCGTAGCCGGGGCCATCAGCATCCCTCCTAGCGCGAGCCCCGCGAAGGTGCGCGCCCAGCAGCCTTGCGTTCGGTTTTGCCGAGCTTTCCCGCCCGCGCCATGTTCAAGCTGGCCGCGATCGCGCGGGCCCGTGAGTAGCCGGGCCGCTTCTCGAGGCTCTTGATCTCCCGCCCGATCGCTCCCTTTCCGGGCTCGACCGGCATGGTTACCGCCGGGTCTGTGCGCGTGCGGCATCCCGCTCCTGCTGCGGGCGCGCGGAGAACCGCGACTTGAGCCGCTCCATGATGGTCGCCCCGGCCTGGGCGCGACTCATGTCCGGCCGATCGACGTCGCCGGCCGCGCCGAACTCGCGCCGCCCCTCGCGGAGGGTCCCACCGACGTCGCCCCGGTCGAGCCGTTCCAGTGACTCCGCTACCGCATCGCGCTCATCCATGGGGAATCCTCCTGTTGGCCCGGGAGTTTAGCACACTAGCCGCCATACGAAACGGGCGGCCCCTGGGTCTGGGCGGCCCCCGTGACAGTGCCATTATTCCCCTGCTGGCTGTAGTCCCGCGCCGCGATCCCATCGTCGTAGGGAGCCCAGAGGAGGAGATTGGCGGTGCGGGCCGGGCGATAGCTGTGCATCTCCTGCGCCACCTCAGCGGCTGACAACGCGGCCGTCCACAGTTTGAGCAAGGCTACTTTTTCGTCGGTGAAAATTGCATTCGAGACATTCCGAGCGACCCGAAAGGGTTCCGCGCCCGCATCGGGCAAGGTCGCGCCCACAACCCCAGCGAATGCCAGCGTTTGCTCTCCGGCATTTTTGTAGAGCTTCAAGCGCGCGGCGTTGCCAACCCCTGCCCCATCAAATACATAGGCCCAGTGCGCCCACACGCCGGCCACCGCCGCGCCCGCACTGTCCCCCGTGATGACGGCGGTGGTCGCCACGGTCATGGTGGTCCCAGGCCCGGTCGTCATCAGCAGTCGGCACGCCCCATCCTTGCCCATCAAGAACCCGAGATTTTCCAGCGTATCAATAAAGAACCAGCCCATCATGGTGAAGGCCGCTGCGCCATCAATGGCCGCGATGTCTCCATGGCTCACCTCATCGTCCACCCCGTCGAAGTCCAGCGCCACTAGAGCTCCTGATACTGCGCGCGCGGGTCATCACGACACGAGTACCCTTCGCTCGCCGGCTCGCCCCTCGCATGAGGGCAGAAATGGACGCTCGCCCGCTGCACACCCAGCCGCCCCTTCTCCGTCGCGGCGAGGGCGCGGGCCGCCGCTTGCGAGGGGAGTTGTTGGTCTACGGGCCGAACCGCTCCGGGCACCTGGGGATCGACGACCGTGAGCACCCGCCAGGTCGGCATTTACGTGATCCGCACCACCGCACCCATGAACTTGCCGTCCGCGGCCACGGTGTCTGCGGCCACATTCCGGTGGATCTGGAACTGCAACATGACGTCCGAGCCCCAGCCGGTCACGAGCAGGTTCGTCGTCTGGGTCAAGAGCGTGCCGGTCGTCGCCCCCACGCTCGCCGCCGTCAGCGTCACGCTCGTGCCCGCCACATCCCAGGCCCCGCCGAAGGGCGCGGCGCGCTCCGTCACAATCCACCCCAGCGTACCCGTCGTCTCCGAGTTCTGACGCGAGAAGATCGCGATGGTCGCCGAGCCCACCGTAAAGTTGGCCGGGATCGCCATCTGCCAGCGCGCCGCCTCGACGGTCTGGCTGTCGAAATCGAGCGTGTAATCGTAGGTCTGCGAGCCGAGGTTCTTGGTGAGGGCGGGGAAATCCGCGTTCGGGAATGTCGCGTTGACGGGCGTCAGCCAGAGCGTCACGCCCCCGCCGCCCGTCACATTGGCCCCGGCCCCGCCCGTGTTCCACGTGGCCCCGTCGTCGACGTAGAGCGTCCCGCCCCCGACGTCGGTCGCGAGGAACCAGCGCCCCGCCGTCCCGGCCGCGGGCCGCGTGGCGACGAGGCCGACAGCGACTTCGCGCGCGTTGACATAATTGCGGACCGCCGCGTTGTTGTCATCGATCTGCGAGGCGGGCACGTTGCCGGACTGGGTTTGGAAGCTATTCGGGATCGAGAGCGAGCCGGCCATCACCGCCTCCTAATCAGAGCCCTGACCGCAACTCTTGCCATTTGCCGCCGGGGATCACTTCCATCTGCACGGCGCTCATCGTCCAGACCGCCTCCGTCCCTTCGATCGTCCACCCCAGATAATTGCCCCACATCTGAATGCCGGTCGCATTCCGCGCGAGCTGCAGGCCCGTCGTGACCCACGTGATGGGGCCGACGCCCACGAAGATGATCGTCACGCCCCCCAACCCCGTGAACGTGATCGTGTTCGCCGTCGTAATGGCGATGGTCTGGTCATCAGAGGGCAGCTCGTTCTCGATCGTGACCAGCGGCGAGACAATATTGTCGGACTGCAATTCGAGCCCAAAGCGGTCAAACGTCTTCATCTGCGTGCTATCGCCGAAATCAAAGAGCTTGCTCTGGATCTTGTAGGACACCGGCTCTTCCACGTCGGCAAAGAGCTGGAAGATCTGCGTGCCGTTCGTGACGTAGAGCTCCGGCAGGGCCCCCACGAGGACGGAGGCCAGCGCGGTCAGTGTCGTGCCCGCTGAGGCAAAGAACCACTTGCCGGCCGTGAAGCAGAGGAGCAGCGAGCGCAGCCCCGCGTCGGGATCGACGTAGGGGACCAGCACCACCCAGACGAAGACGTTATGCACCGTGCCGACGGCCGCGGGGGCGTCGGTCCCGAGCTGGAGATCCTGAAAGATATTGTCGAGCTTGTCGGAGAGTTTCTGCGGCGTCGCGCCGACGATGGCATAGATCCCGTAAGGCGTTAGGAAGAGGAACGTCCGGAAGAAGCTCGTCACCGAGGACGGGAACGTACTCCCGACGTTCGAGACGATGTTCGTATCGCTGAACGTGGTCACGCCCCCCGTCGTCGCCACGTTCGAGATCGCGTTGACCGCCCCGGGGCCGACCTGCCAGAGCTGCTCGAGGGCGGAGAGGAGCCGGTAGATGGGCCCGGGGAAGGCCGCGTCGGTCAGGGCGCTCGAGCCGCCGCCGGAGGCGGCCGTGAAGTCGGTGAAGCTATCGGGGGCTGAGAATTGCCGTGTCCGGGTGGGCCGGCCGCCACTGGCCACAATGAACCAGACCCGCCCGCTGAAGACCGCGATATCCGTCCCGACCATCGTCGACGAGATCGTGAGGAGCGTCGTCGTCCCGGTGTACTGGAAATAGCCCTTCGTTGGGCTGATGATCAGGACCGGATTGTCCTTCCACATCGTCAACCGGGCGTTGCTATCGACCGTCCCGGCCACCGCAATGACCGTATTGGTCCCGGATGAGGCGTCGACCTGGTTCATCGAGCCGTTGTTGTTGATGGTCAGAAGCAGCGACGAGGTATTCGTCCCCGTCCGGAGGACCACCCCCCACATCGAGGTAATGCCCGCCGCGACCGTGGCGAGGATCGTCCCGGAGCCGGGGACCAGGCGCATATTCCCCTTGCCGACGGGGATCGCGTTCTCGAGCCAGGCGAACTCGGTATCTTCGATCGACGTGCGCGTATCGGTCACGTTCACGCCGCCGAAGTCGCGAAGCTGGATCGTCGACTGCGCCGCGTCCGGCTGCTGCGACTGCTGCGTCACACGCCTACCATCGGTTCCCGCCGCCCGTGACCGAGAAGTACGGATTCGCGATGGCCATCCCGCGCGCCCCCGCCAGTACCCCGTTCGTCCGCTCTTGGTAAATCTTGAGGAACCGTTCGGCTTCTTCCATCTTGCCCAACTCCAGGTTCGCCAAATGCGCAGCATAGTACGGGACCGCCTCGGTCCACGGATACGGCAACGGGTCCGCGTCCGTCGTCGCCACCATCTCGTTACTCACGAGCACGCAGTCCCACTCCGTGAGGTAGTCCTGATTCGGCGCGGGCGCGAAGATGAGCGACGAGTGCCCGTACTTTGCATAGGCGACCGGCCATTGCGTGTACGACAGCACCGACTGATACATCATCTGGATATCCGCATACGGCCGCTGCGCGAGCTGGAGCCGGCAGTTCCCCTGATAGACCCCGATGCCGATCACGTCGATCGTCTGCGAGTTGACCGCCGTCAGGAGATACGCACTCGTCCCCGTCGTCAGCGTCAGGAACCCGCGCTGGCGCTGCATGCCCGTGTCCATATCGCGCTGCTGGATCGCTTCGTTGATGTAGGCCGTCTTCGCGGCCTGCGACCAGTACACATCTTGACTGTCGTGCAGGACCCGGCGGAGCTTCGTCAGATACGAGCTAAGCGTCTCGACTTGGGTCGCCATTGATCACTCGCAGGTTCTTTCGGCGCCAGAGCATCCGGAGGCACTCGCGGCAGTTCCGGGCGCCGTTCTTCTGTAGATACGTGTTCGCTTCAGTGAAGGCATGTCCGCGCTTGCAATTCGTGAGTCGCCGTCTCCAGTCTTTTGGTTTGCGGGTTCTCCAGAGCGCGAGGGCTGTCTCTATCTGCTGCTTGCGGCGCGGAGACATGAGCGGATACAGCGTCATCATCCACCCCGCCGTGTCTACACTCGCGTGAGACCACTGATAGTACGGCACGCGGCCAACGCGAGGTTTCATGCAGATGGACCCGCCCATCAGGCGCAGACAGCGATCAAGCGGCCACCGCTGCACCTGAACCGCCGTGATGCGCGGACATCGGCCGTGAAATGAGAAAGAGCCCTCTCCTTCGAACCATGCCGCCAGCCACCCAAGGTCGCGCTCTGAGATCATGGCATCCATTCTACAAAACAAAGGGCCGAGACCGATACATTGGCCTCGGCCCTCGGGCCGTTTGCGGGCGTGGCGGTTATACCGTTGCGGCTCCGGTGAAGCCCGTGATCCTCGTCTGGGCGGCAGGTTTCGTACAGATAACCTGCAAAAGGGTAACTAACACCATAATGTACCCGAGTTGGAAATTCGGGAGCAGGCTCTCCGGCCCCGCCACCGCGAACGCGGCATCCTGGTGAATCTTGAACCCCAGGTAGCTCATGTTGTAGAGGTCGAGCTGGTTCTCGGTCTGCCCGAGGTCCATGTAGATCGGCACGCCGGCGACGGAGAGCGCGGTGAAGGCGGCGCGCGCCCCGTCCTCGCTTTCGCTGAACGACCGCTCGGGGGTGATGTTGTAGCGCTCCGAGCCGATGAAGTCCTGCGAGAGGGCCAGCCACGAGCCGGGGCCGACGAGGCCGAAGGAGGGCATCTCGCCAGAGCCGCCGCGTGTGGCCGCGACGATGCCGGCCTGCACGTTGTTCCGCGTCCAGGCGGTGTTGCCCGTGATGCTCGTGATGGTGCGCACCGTAGCCTGCCAGAAGGCGTTCGTGGTCCGGCTGAGTCCGCCGAAGTTCCCGCGAGCCGGGTTCGTGGTCGAGAGGATGTCGGAGAGCGACCAGATATCGAGCGCGGTCAGCGCGGCGCCAAGCGGCGTGGTGCCGGCCAGGAGCGCGTACGAGAGATAGTCGGTCATGGAGTTCCCGGCGTCGTTCATCCGGGCTTCCATGATCGGCACGATGGCGGCGTCCTGCTGCGAGAGCCCTTCCATGACGTAGAACGGAATCGGCGTCACCATCGCGCAGAGGTTGAACTCCGCGTTCTGCAGCCCGTTCTGGATCGTCGGCGCCGTGAAGCTGCCGTCGTACCCGGTCGTCGAGGTCGTCACCATCGCCGCGCCCTGCACGGGGACGGTGATCGGCGACACGCCGCCCGTGATCGGCTCGGCGTTCGAGAGCAACGCGCTGAGCATGGGCGTGGCGCGGTAGAGCTGCACGATGACCTTCGGAATGAAGGCCCGCCGCGTGACCGCGACGAGCTCGTTGCCCATCGCTCCGCTTGGGAGAATCCCCGTTCCGAGCTGAGGCATGTGTCAGTCTCCCTTACGCCTGCTTGATGGCGAACAGGCGGACGTCGACGGAGAGCACGGCGCCCGTGTTCACGATGCGGTAGGACCCGGCGGTGTCGGCGAAGATCAGATTGCCCGTGCCCTGCCGCGCGCTGAACCAGGTAGTCCCGGCGTCGGGGCTGTACTGGATATCGACCGACTGCGAGGCGGGCAGCGTGACCGAGAGCCAGTTCGGCAGCGGTACGAGTGTCAACGTGTTCTGCGAGAGATAGCGGATCGCTCCGGCCGCCAGCGCCAGCAGGATCTCCGAGGAGTAGAACGAGCCGGAGGCCCCGAACGTGATCGCTGAGTTAAATCCGATCTTGACGGCCATCGCAGGCTACCTCCGCATCTCGGCGAGCTGCTCGTACGCCCGCTTGCGCGCGGTCCCGACGGGATCGCGCAGGTACTCCTTCGTGGTGGCCGCGTCCGACCCGATCGTGAACGGGGTCGGCATGATCCCGCGGGGGGCGGCGGCCCGCTGCCGGTGCTGGTGCAGCTCGGCGGCCGTCTCGAGGTGCTGGACGCCGCCCTCTTTCATGAGCTTGTCGATGGCGGGCATGTCCTCCTCGGTCAGGCTCAGCTTGGTCATCAGCTTCTCGCGGTCGCGCTCGGCGCGGATCTCCGCCCGCTCCTTGGCCGCCTCGGTCTTGAACTTCCCGATCTCCTCGAGGTGTGGCTTGAGCGCGTCGAGGACTTCCTTGGTGGTATCCAGCTCGGGGATCCGGAGGTTCGGCGCGTAATCCTTGACGAGCTGGAGGAGCTTCGGCCGCATCTTCGGATCGCCGTAGAGGGCGTCGATGAGCTGGGACTTATACTGCATCTCGGGCGGGATGTTGACGATCGTCTCGTCGGCCATATCAGCGCCCGCCCTTGCCCCGGTCCGAGACCGGGCCCTTCGCCATCACCTTCGAGGCCCCGGGCCGCTTTTTCTCGGTGTTGAAGATCCGCGCCTCGCCCACGCCGCCCATTTCGAGCGTGCGCGGGGGGTTGATGATCTTGCCGACGACCTGCTTCGTATCGGTCGGCTTGCGGATCGGGTGCTGCCCTGGCGCCCAGCCTTTTGCGGCCATTAGATTCCTCCTGGGCCGCCCATTCCCATGGGTCGGCCGGGTACCATCGAACCGGGTCCGGGGGTCGGGCCCATCATCGGCATCCCGCCGGGCGGCACGGCCGCGACGGCTTGACCCATCGCTGCGTGCTCGGAGGCGAGCAACCCATCGGTGGCTTCGCCCGTCACATCGCCGAGGGCGCGCAGCGCCGTGATCACTTTCTTGCCATCGTCGGAGCCGGCGCCGAGAATCGGGACGGCTTGCTCGAGGGCTTTACGTGCGGCCATCACCATCAGGCGGGCGCGCGCTTCGAGGCCGGCTTGCGGCGGCGCGCTCACGGGCGCGGCGGGCGGGGCCCCCGGCATCGGCATGATGGACATCGCTGGTAGAGGTACTACGGCCTTATCTGGTATTGCAAGCGAATAATACTACTAGGGGCGGTAGGGGAGTGCTTAGCGGCTATTTGGGCAGACGGCTCAGGACTTCGGCCGGCCCTTATTCTCCACTTCTTTGACCTTGAGGTCGAAGATCGCCTTGGCCTGCTCCGCCTGCTGCTCCTCAAGCGCGCGGGCCTTCTCCATGAGGTCACCCCGGTGCGGCGGATCCACCAAGTCCACGAAGTCGGCGAGCCCGATCGCGTTCGCTTGCTTGAGAATCTGCGCTTTTGCCAGTGTCTGCTCGGCATAGACCGGGCTCGCCGAGTGCGCGGAGACGCGCACGGATACCGGCTGCGGAAGCTGCGCGAGCAGGAACGCCTTGCCGTCCGGGAGCGGGTAGGCGGTGGCGTCCCGGCGCTGGACCAGGTGGAAAAGCCGCGTGCAGAGGACTTCCAGGGCGTCCTCGACGATCAGGGCCTGGTCCCGGATTCGGCCGCCCGCTGCGATGTTCGCGAGGGTGCCCAACTGGTTGCCGGCGCGGACGCCCCCCTCGTTTTGCCCCTTCAAGATCCCCTGCATCCCCGCCGCGTCGTCGAACATCGCGTCGATCTGCCCGATAATCTGAAAGGCCTCGTCCGGGAGCTGCGGACGGAGCGGCTCCATCTTCGCGCCCGGCTGCGGGTTCGCCAGGTACCCGCCGGGCTTGCGCATGGCCGACAGTTTCTCGTCGGAGGCGGTGACGCCGGAGAAAAAGAGCGGGGGGTCGAGCCCGAGCTCAAAGAGCCGGTCGATCTGGTTCATCCGCTGCTCCCGCCACTCCTGCAGCGCAACCAGGGGCGTCAATTCGCTCGCGCCCCAGAAATAGTCGAGCAACGGGTTCGGAATGACCGCCACAAACGGATTTTCGGCCGGAATTGGCGGCCCGAGCGGCTGATCGACGTACGGGAGGACCGGATTGCGCCGTTCGATGATCGGATGCTCGCCGATGACCGTCGTCACCCAATAATCACGGTAGACCGTCCCCTCCGGCGTCTTGAAGTCGCGCCATTGCCAGACTTCGACGCATTCGACGAGCGGCTCCTCATTTTCGGGGGTATCGAGGCCCTGTGCGCCCATATTGAGCGACCCGGAGCGGTTCGAGCCGAAGAAATCGCCGCTGGTATTGGTCACGATGACCTGCTGAAGGAGCTGCGGCAGCGCGCCGGTCCCGGCAATCGCGGGCGTCGCGTGCCCGTCGGCCCAGAGGAGGACTTTCGCCTGTTCCGCCTCGGATAATCCCCGCACGAGCTGCTGGACTTCGCCGACCGTGAGCGAGTACCAGTGGCAAAACGCCTCTTGCCGATCGAGATCCGGGACATCTTCGCGGAGCACCCCGAAATCGCCCGGAAAGACCCACGAGGGGGTCGCGCCGAACGCGGCGTCGGGGAGGACTTTCGCGATCGAGGACGAATAAACAAGCGCCCACGTCACGTATTGTTCAAAGGCGACGTCGGCACCGGAGTCGCGCCAGACGTCAACCCAGGCATCGCGCGCCATCGCGATGTGCTCGAGGTAATCCTTACGATCCTGCGCCGGGACCTTGAGCGTGAAGCGTGTGCCCTCCGGGGCGTAGAGATACGAGGTCAGGGTTTTCAGGTGGGCACGGAGCTTGTTGAAACGGGCGGCCGGGCCGGCGCGATCAGTCCCTCGCAGCATCCATAGCCGGCGCGTGCCGTACGCATTTCGGCGTGCCTCACGAGAGGCCGAGCATTTCCGGATGATCTCGAGGACGTCGTCAGCCATCAGGACTCCGCAAGCTCGCGGCCATCGGCTGAATGGTGGACGATTACGCTCGGTTCCTCGGCGTCGGGCGTCGGGTTGCACCAGCAGCCAGAATCCCGGTGCGGAGCCGAGTCGCCGATCGGGATTACGTGCAGACGCTCGGGCTTATCGGGGAGCTGTAGACGCCCGCCGAGGAACTGGATCTCTCTCACGATGATTTCGAGCCGGGACCCGGCCGCGGACCGCGCAGCCGGTTGAGCGCGCCGAAGATCGGCAGGATCTCATGCGAGCCCATCTTGGCCTGGGGCGAGAGGGCCCCGGCGAGCGCGGGGACGCCGATCTTGAGGCCGTCGCGGGAGCGCGTCGTCTGGGCGATCGGGCCGGCCATTTCGCCGACGCTCGCCATCCCGGGGCTGTAGGCGCGCGCGGACTTCTGCGCGTTGAACTCGTCGGTGGCCGCATTGTCGAGCGCCGGGGCGCGCACGACGGCGGCCCCTTGCTCGGCCCCGCGCAAGACGGCCGGCGGGGTCGTGAACCGGCGCTCGAGCAATCCGCCGCAGACCGGACAGGCCGACGCCTTCAACGGCAATTCCATCAGCTCATCGCACGCGATGCACTGGAAGTCCGCGCGGGCGCTATGCGTGGCCTCGATCACCCCCGGCGGCTTGCGATAGCGCTGCGTGCCCATAGGATTGGCCGGGATTATACGCGCTCCACGCCCAGGCGCTCAAAAAATGCCTTCACCACTTCATTCGCCATCGGGCCGGCCCGCGGGATCTCGCCGGGGGCGCCATCTTCCTTTGGCTCCGGCATCATGAGCAGCATTGGCAGCACGTTCTCGGACCAGCACTCAATGGCCATCGCGCAGGTGATCGCGCGGTCGTCGTGGGCGCGCCCGACCGACAGGACCTTGTCGCCGTCGCGGCGGAGCGCCGTCAGCTCGCCGACCAAGCCCGGGGAGCGGATCACCAGCCGCTTCTCGAGGAGCAAGGAATCGCGGAGCTTCTCCATGATCAGTTTTTTCGTCTGCCCCGTGGTCAACCACTGGAGCATCCCGCCCCCGCCGGTCAAGGAGTCGGGCTTGCGGTAGATGTAGTGCTGGATCGACCCCAGCACGTTCTGCATCGCCGCCGGCTGCTGCGCGCCGTACCCGTACCACATGACGCGCTGAATCTCCTGGAGGGCCGCGCGCCCGGGGCCGTTGATCTCCAGGATCAGGTGCGAGCGGCCCGGGTGCCGGTAGTACGAGCCCGCCAGGTGCAAGACCACCCACGCGAACTGATGCAGGGGCAGATCGGACCCGCAGAACTCGGCGGCCTGGACGAGGCGGCGCCGCTCGGCGCGCCAGACCTGGACGACCGCCCGATCGCTCGCGCTATTCGCGCCGAACGCGGGATCGGCCGCCACCACGTAGACGGCGCCATCCCGCGGCTGCTCCCAGACGAGCAGATGCGCGAGCTTCGGATCGGTCTCGTGCAGCGCCGAGTCCTCGATCGTCCCGCCGAACTCGTAGCGATAGGCCGTGACGGCGGGGGCCGCGGCCAGCGTCTCGCGCAACCGATAGGCGGTCCCGTCGTCCACGAACCCGCCCCCCGAGGACTGAAAGGCGTGCTCGGGGAGCGTGGGGAAGTTTTGATGCATCGTCAACTGCGAGCGGGCCTTCTCGGAGAGATAGTAGCGGTACCACGCCCATTGTTCGGGCGCGACGGTGACGTGCCAGCGCCGCGAGATCTGTTCCTGCCAGGCGACTTCGTCCGGCGTCAGGCCGCCGTCCCAGTAGACCTCGAAGAGGCGCGCCTGCATCGCATTCCGCCCGGGCTCCAAGCGATACAGCTCGTGTCGCCACCACGGGACAAAGATCGCGCACAAGGACTCGGCGCGCTCGAAATCCTGCCAGAGGTCCCAGAAGACGTTAAACCCCTGCGCGGTCGATTCCCACAAGTAGCACGCGGCCGGGTGGCGCTGCGAGAGCGCCGCCCGAAGCGAGTCGATCCCCTCGGGGTCCCCCCACTCGGCGACCTCCGTCGCGTGGAGATACGAGAGCCCCCGCCCCTTGCCGAGCCCCGTGTTCTTCCGCACGCCGGCGGTCTCGTAGACCAGGCGCGAGCCATGCGCCCACTGGATGCCGTAGCGGTTGTTCGCCGTGGCCGGGTACGTAAAGCGCGTGGGGAGCGAGGCGTGGATCTTCCCGAAGCTCCCCCGGAGGTACTCCTTCGTCTTGTCCGTCTCCGTGACGAGCGCGCCCTGCAGGCCCTTGTGCTTGAGGAGCCAGAAGAGCGTGAAGATCATCAGGACGGTCGAGGCGCCGACCTGCCGGGGCTTGAGAATGCAGAACTCGTGGACGCCGCGCGCGATCCCGGCGAGGATTTCCCGAATGAGATACGACTGCGTCCCGAACGGGGCGAAGCGGATCAGGCCTTCGTCCCTCGACGGGATCTGCACGGACCGGGAGAACCGATCCCACTCGCGCCAGAGACGGGCAGGCATCATGCCTGATGGCAGCGACAGACGCAGCGCGTGCGCGTCCGGGGCCCATCCTCCCAGTTATGAATGACGCTCCCGGAGCAGCGCGCGCAATCGACGAGCGCGCAGCGTCGGCTGATGGACTGCGCCCCGTGGGTTTTCGCTCGTTCCAGCGCAAACCGCGCATGAGCCGCGATCCACCAGTCGGGCGGGCCGGCGGGCATTACTTACCGCGAGACCGCGCGACCGGGCGGATCCGGGGGTCGCGCGGGGCTGGCAAGACCCGCCCGTAAGCAGACCGGACCGGGGTGCGCTGGCGGGGGCGGGCAGCCCGACGGAGCCCCCGACGCGCGTGCTCCTGCTTGGTCACCGCGAGAGCATGACGTTGACGGCGCCGATCGGCTGGCCGTCGATCTTCTGCTCGCACCCGGTCTGGTGCTTGGTGAACTGGCGCGAGCAGCCGCATGCGAGCGGACGCAACGCCCCGCGCTCGATGCCAGTCGGCGCAGGGATCAGGGCCATTACCGCGTCGTCATGCGTGGCGCTCGCAAACCTCAGGACCCGGGGCGGTATCTGCGGGCTCAAGCGTTCTAGCGCCTCGAGCTGCCGCATGATGATCGGGTTCTGCTCCGCCACCGCCTGGGTGTGCGAGCGCCAGATATCGAACCGGGCGTCGAGCCAGCCCGCGAGGATCTTTGCGCCTTCAAGCGCGAGAAAGAGACCGAGGCCGAGCGTGACGGCCCACGCGGTCCCGGTGAAGTCCGCGCCCTTCGCGACGCCCGCCGTCAGGACCGCCGCCTGCGCGCTCGTCCGAAGACCGTCAACGTAGAGACTGCCGCGATCCCGCCAGGCGTGCAGTGCGCCGAGCCGCGGGCCGAGGGGGTGGAGCGAGTCGCCCATCGTTACCAGATCCTCCAGCCGGGGCAGGCGGCGTCGAGATCGATCAGGGCTTTCGAGCAATTGCCGCCGGCCTCGAGGCGCTCGTTCTCGAGTCGATCGGCCTCGTGCGCCACAGCCAGGAGCGCGTCGTGCGCGTTCATCGCGCGGACGATCCGCTCGGCGAGCGCGCGGGGGGCGAGGCTCATGGGCCCCAGCGGGCGGCCGTGCTCGTCGACGACGCTCCAGCCCCCGCCGACCTCGGAAGGCCAGTCGCGGATCGCCCAGGGCATCAGATCAGCCCGGCCTGCTCGCGCTCGTACACGGTGAACGCGCGGATACGAAACCCTACGCCGGTCGAGACCCCGTAGACCTTGACGAGACGGCACTGGGGGGGGGCGAACGGGACGGCGACGTGGAGCATCCCGACCCGGCCGCCGGGCATGACGACGCGCGCGGCCTCGCGGAGTAGCCACGCCGGGCGCGGGTTCTCGACGCCGTAGAGGTTCCGCGCGTACTGATCGCTATAGGGCGGGTCGAGCAGAATCGCCTTGAAGCAGGCATCGCGGAACGGGAGCGCGGTGCCGCTCGCCACGACGCGCGGCCGGGCCTCGGGGCGCACGTCCACCGTCCACACCTCATCGGGGCCGAGCGTGCCCGAGCAGACGTGCAGGACCTCGCCGCGCTCCACCGGGCCGAGGAGCTGCCCGCGCAGGACGTGCCGGAGCCAGCCCTTGGGGAAGCGGCCATAGACCGCGAAGCCGTCCGGGTCCTGCGCCGCCGCGTGCTGCGCGCTCGGGTGATCCCGCCCGCCGCACACGTTACACCGGCCGCCCGCCGCGAATGTCTCCTTCACCTGCCTCGGCACGTAGGCACCCTCCATGACCCAGATCGGCGCGCCACCGCGCGAGCCTTGCCCTTCCGAGATTCGCTTGCGGATCTCGCCGCCCGAGTTGGCGCGCATGAACGGCAGCCCGGCGGGGCCGTGGTAGGCCGCCGTCAGTGATGCGCTCCGGTCCCGATGCGCCTTCACGTTGTCTGTACCCCAGGTCACCGCGCTCCCCCCAGAAACGCCCGGTAGTCGCCCGTCGTCATGCCGTGCGGGGTCCTGGTCAGGCCGGGGTGGGGAGGGGAAGGCCGAGCGTCTCGGCGAGCGTGTAGTAGCAGAGCGCGATCGCGTCGGCCTCGTTGTCGTCCGTCACGACCTTCCAGCGGCGGCCGACGGCGTCGAGCATGGCGGCCTTGTCGGCATTGCCCTTGCCCGTACAGAATTTCTTCAAGGTGGCCGAGTGAATGGCCTGGTGGTCGATCTGGACCCGCGCACAGAACTCCTGCACGCGCGTAGCGAAGCCAGCCGCGACTTCCGTTGCGGCGCCGCCGCGGTTGTGGGTCTGCTCGTAGACGATGAGCCCGATACGCAGGCGATCGTCCGAGAAGCGCGGGTCCCACGTGAAGTCGTTCAGCCAGCGGTTGAAGCGGAGGTACCGCATGCCCGGGCTCTCACCCCGCTTCACGTCGAACACCTGGACGCCGCTCTCTAGGCGCGCACCGTCCCAGAGGGCCCAGCCGGTCGCGGTGCCCAAGTCGAGGGCGAGGACGTTCACCGGCTCACGCCCTTCGGCCGCTCTTCCTGGCCCGAGCCCGACTCCGCATCTTTCTTCCCCACCGGCATCACCACCGCGGTGACCCGGTGGTACTCGTCGGTCCACTCCACCCGCATCGGCTCGGTCGGCCCGTAGACGTAGAGCGTGATCGGCCGCGAGGCCCCCAGCCGGAACGCCTGCGCGTACTTGGCGATCAGCTCGACGTAGTCCGCGTCGAGGGTGATCACCGCCTTCGCGGGCTTCGTCGGCACAATGGCATCGACGTCCGGAAACTTCTCAACCACTGGCGGCTCCACCAGCACGAGTTGGGGCGCGTGCCCATCCGTCACCCCGATGGTGATGTGCTTGTCGAGGAGCAGGCGCGCCCGGTTGCCCACCGAGTCCGGGTTACTCGGCGCGAGCTTCTCTGCCGCGTGGGCGACGTCGGCCGGAAGATAGATCGGCTGCGTGGGGTCGGCCCCGTCGAGGCCCGGGATCACCGGGAACTCGACCTCGGCGATCTTCATCTGCCCGATCGGCTCGACGATCACGGCGACGTGGCCGTTGGTCGCCAAGACGCGGCCGGTCGGCTCGATCTTGAGGTGGCCGACATTGGGCCGCGTCTCGTCGTCGGAGGTGAACAGGTAGGCCTTGAGCTGCTGTTTAGTCAGGAGCATCTTGCCCCTCCATGAGCAACCGTTGCAGGCGGTACACCTTGTCCCAGGCCATGCTCAGCTCCTTGCTCTTCTCCCGATGGAGCACCTCGGCCGCATCGCGCGCGGCCTGGACGACGAGGGCGTCGCGGTAGGCGAGGCGGAGGTCGGTGACGAGGATGGCGGTC